CCTGTTTTAAGATTGCTGGTACTTCATATTTCTTAAGACCATATTTCTGAACAAGGTCAAAGTTGGAATCTTTCTTGCTAAAATCAACAAGACCATTTTCAAGACCATTATGATAGTATTTTACTAAAAATTTTCCGGCAGGACTTAAATGTTTCTTGATATAGTCGTCTGCCTCTGATTCGCTACCAAAGCTCAGATTTGAATAATCTTCTTCTTTGTAAACATACCATTTTCCATCTTTATACTTATAAACACCTTTACCATTAAAACTACTTATTTTACTTGATGCTTCTCCGCTTGTAGAATAACCACCTACAAGGTGTAATACATGATATGCTTGTTGGTTTTGAATAGGAGTAGAACCTCCACCACTACCTCCACTACCTCCACTACCTCCACTTTGGGCAGCTTGTGCGGCTTGGATTTGAGCTTGAGCACTTTGCCATGCAGCATCAGCTATAGCTTGCTGAATAGCAATATACTGATTACGGAAATTGTTTAAAACATCTAAACGTCCATTTAAAACGTCTTGTTCCCAATTTGCACCAAGTAACTGCACAGCATATTGACGATTCATCTGATTTTCATATTCAGAAGAAATAGAATTCCACTGGTCTTTCAACTGCTGATAAATCTCTTTCTTTTCTTCTAAAGATTTTATTTCTTTTTCATTATCAGTTATTTGAGATTGGATTCTTAAATAGTTATCTTTAAAACCGTTAATATCTTGAATACGATTTTGAAGAATTAAATTTTCATAATCCTTGCCCCAAAGTTGAATTGCAAGCATTTCGTTGGTATTCTTTTTGTATGCATCTGCAATTTCAGCCCATAAATCACGATATTTTTCTAAATCTTCAATAGATTTGTCGAGAGCGTCTTGTTCATCTTCAAGTTTCTTAATGATTTCTTCATTTTCAATATCTTGAAGATTTTTTTGTGCGTCACGAATGGTTTCCTTATCTGTATCATATATAAATTCTTTCCCGTTAAAGATTTTTTTCGTACGCTGTTCTTGGGCTTTTCTTAACGCATAAAGAGCTTGCTCTTTCCGATATTGTAAATCTAAAGCATCATTTTGGTCATTTAGAGCATCTATCTTATCTTGCAATAAATCCTTCTGCTCATTGAGCTTGTCTATTTCTTTTTGATATACATCATCTACAACCGAAAGAATACTATCATAGTCATCCTTTTGCTGATTCAGTGCGTCATTCTTATCATTCAAAGAATCTATATCATCTTGAATTTTATCCATTGTATCATCAAGAAGAGAAGTGACAGCGGAGAGCGCAGCCTTGTAAATATCTAATTGTTGACTAAGACGTTCCTTTACATAATCAAAATATTCCTTTGCGGAAATTTTGCCTTGATGATACATATCGTCTAGCATTTTAGATACTTGATCTACATATTGCTGATAAGTTATTTTACCAGCATCAAGAGAAGCTTCCATATACTTCATGTATGCTTCGATTTCTTCTTTAGCAGTGTCTGATGCTGATTTACCAGAACTCTTTGAGCCTGAACCAGAAGATTTTTTAGAAGAATTCGTTTTCCCAACAGAAATGCTATTTATTGATTGAGCAATTTTCTTATACTGGTTTACAATTGCAGTAGCTTTCTGATAATTATTACCTGTTAATTTAGATACGCCAGGAATGCTTTGAATAGAGCTACCGTATTCCCACCAACCTTTTGCAGCAACAGCAGCGTTTTTACCTGCTGTAGTGGCAGCAGAATCTAAATTTGCAATAGCAGACTGTGCAATTGTAGATAATTGGCTTGTGTCATTTAATGACAGATTCTGAATATCATTACACATAGCATTATATAACTCAGCAGTAGCAGAAGCTTTTAATGCTTGTTCATTGTCTTCTAAAGCAGAAGTATTAATTGATATTCCATTTGCTGTGACAGTCATATACTGCAACAAATTGTTATCAGTTAAATCTTTTAATGTAGAAGCAGTAATCGCACCATATGTATTATATTCTTCTTGAGCAGACAAAAGTTTGTCATATCCAGATTGAAGAGAAGATAATTTATCTTCATAATCACTAAGGGCGCTTGCGATAGGATCTGCATCAGCAGAGGATATTATTAAATCTCTTATAGATATAAGTTTATTTTTTACTTCGTCAATTGTATCTTCGTTATTTATAATTAGATTAAACGATTCAGTTAAATTATTCAGAAGATCTTTCTTCATATCATTAATCTGAGTTTTTGCATCGCTCACAGAATTTGTTACGATTCCAAAGTCTTGAGCAAGAGATAAGATTTGTTCCTGTCCAAAAGTTCCTTTGTCAATTGTCTTTAAAATCTTATCTAATGATTCTATTTGCGAAGTATATGAATTAATCTCATCGTTCAAAGACGTAGACGTAGCGTTTCCATCCTCATCAGTTGACGTATAATTTAAAGCGTCTTGTACTGTTGTTATAACAATTGGATTTTGATTTGCTGTCTGTTGTGCATTACCCAATGTTTCTTTTAAATCATCAATTGTTGTATTTTTATCAAAATGAACAGTACCATCCAATTTTAATAATTCTTCAAAATCAGCATCAGAAAAACCTGCTTTGGATAACTCTTCTTCAGATATACCAGTTTTCTCAGAAAGAGATTTGATATTAGAATCAGTGTTATAAATCGCATTTCCAATCTGTTCAACTTCTTTTGTATATATATCAACCCAATTTTGATAGAAATCAATATTATCTTGAATTTGTTCTCGATCAGATTCTGAAAGAAGAGGGTTGCCATATCTATCCGTTGCATTTAAAGCTTCGTTGTCTTTTTGAATATACTCGTTATATTTATTAATGAGTTCTTTACGGTCGTCATATCTTTGTTGTAAATCACCTTCAATGGATGTTATTGTTTCATTCTCTAATTCTAAATCATCTCTTAATTGTTTGACATAATAACTATCTTCATCATGACCGCCTTTTCTTGCTTCCTCAAGCTTATCGGTTATGTCTTTAGCATTGGCTAATGCCTGATTGTATTCGTCAATATTAGAGTCGATAGTACCGTGCCAAAATCCCTCCATGACTTCATTTTTTCCAAAGTCATTTACAAGTTCAACCCATTTTTTATAACTATCTGAATCTTTATCAAATAAATCAGTAAAGCCACCACCCATTTGTTCCTGATATTGTTTTCTCTTTTCAATATCAAGAAGTTCTTCTTCATAAGAAATTCTGTCTTTTAAATAATTTAGACGCTCTTTTTCAGAAGAAGTGAGACTATCAGAATCTCTTGAATTTAATTTGTCATATTCTTCATTTAATTCTTTAAGTTTTGTTGTTATATCATCGACTTTTGCTTGAGATTCTTCGACAGTTACATCGAAATGATCCCATGCAGCACCAAGTAATTTTAAAGCTACAGTTATAGCAAGCATAATTCCCATATTTGCTGCAACGTTTTTTAATGAAGCGGAGAATTTAGAAGTGGAAGAGGAAGTTTGCTCTAAATATTTGTTATATTCTTTTGCTATGTCACCAGTTCCATCCCAAGTTTTAAGAAACTTTTTGAGATTTTCATCTGACAATTTAAATTTGCTTATTAAATCATCAAAACCATTTTCACTTTTTACAAATTTACTTAAATCCCAATTTTTAGTTTTATCAAAAAAATCAGATGCTTCTTTGCTTACACTAGGAATCTGTTTTTTTAATTTGTCCCAAATATATGTAACGCTATTAGACTCGTCAATATTTACAACGCTATTTTATTATGGTATATTATATATAAACTTGGAAAATTATATATAATATTATACGGAGAACAAAATGATTATTTGTGATATTTGTGGTTTTACAAAAAATGATGATGTTTATGATGAATTGTGCCCAGTGTGTGGTAATAAACAATGGAATGATAAAGATATAAGTTTGATTAAAAGTATTTCAAACGATCCTTCATTTATACAGGCAATGGAAGACCTAAAACAAAAAGATCCTATTGAATACCAATTAAAGTTATCACAATTTAAAACTCAAGTGGAACAACAGAAAAACAGTGATGATAGCAATAAAGTGCATTGTCCAAAATGTGGTTGCACCGATATTGGTATTACAAATCGTGGATATTCGCTTATTTGGGGATTTATTGGCTCTGGTAAATCAATGAATGTTTGTAAGAAGTGTGGATATAAATGGAAACCGTGATTTTGAAAGAAGATCAGGATTAATATCCCGTTATTTTGTTTTTAATTTATAAGAAAAATAAAAAGAGCCTATTCAAAATAGACTCTTTTTATAATGTTTTACATAATAAAGATATATTTTATTATATAAAAATTTATTAGCCGCCTATACGACCACCGATAATTTTGCCGCCGATATGTTTCGTCATAATTATCCCTCCTATTATACTATATATATATAAATGTATGATTGTTACCTGGTTTTATGTATCACTTGCAGTAATGGTGAATCCAGAATATGAATTTAACCAATTAGTAGAAATAATTTTAATAATATTTTTATTATCGTTCACTTCGATATCATAACACATTTTGTCATCAAAAACAAGATAATCTTTGATTGTAATATCTTTATCGCAAGACATTTTAAAAAATATGCCATCACAAATTGTTAATGATATCCAATGAAAATTAATCCAATGATCATTTCCTACTTCTTCAAACTCCCTACAAACTGTCAAATATGATGAATCACAATATCTTTCTGGAATTTGAGTTTCATATTTTTTAGCTATCTCACCATTTTCATTGATTTCTTCTTTATTATTTGTTACTTTTACAGACTCATTTTCTAATCGTATTTTTTCTCCATTTGGTAATATAATGAAACTATCAATAATTTTACAATTATCATGTTCAAATGTTGTTATAATAGATTCATATTTACCATTTACTTTATATATTTTATGTGTTAAATCTCCTTTTGCAACAATGCGACCATTTTCTTTCGTAACATTTATATTAATAATTAAATTTGTCTTAAATGGAGAAGTATATAAATTCATAAACGTATTGATTGATTTTTTATAATATAAATCAATAGATGAACATTGTTCAATTTGTAAATCGGTTGGTTTTAATATTAATTCTAAAGAATTCTTTTTTTCTTCTTCGCTCATTACATTTAAAAAATCTTTTGATATGACAATATTCCTTAATATATTTGATACAAAAGAAGTAAATGCTTCGCTATTTTTTGAAAAATCAAAAATAGCACCAACTAAAACTGCAATACCTATACTAGAAAACAAATTTTTTATAATATCTACAATAAAATAATTATTGGTATTTAACAAATCAATTATTACTGATAATAGTATAATCATAAAACCCCAAATCGTATATTTGGTAAAAAACATCAAAAATTTTGATTTATTTTTCTTCCTTATCCTCTTTGCCATATTATTCTCCTAATAATTATTAATACTATTACCATTATATACCAATAATTGACAGAATTCTATCAGAACATTTGTGCTATATCAACACCATTCTTTTTCCATAAGATTATCTTCCTTTCATAATAAAAACAGAAGAGTAGTCGGTTGACTACTCTTTGTTTAACATTTCTTTCAATTCATCAAAACTTAATCCCTTTTCTTTGATTATCTCGTCCAGCTCAGAAAGTCTTGCCTGATGCATCTGTTCTTCAAGGTCTTTCTTTGCTTTTTTCATTTCTTTTAATGAATTCTCCATGTTTTCAATTTCAGTAGTTATCTTTGCCAACTGTTCTTCTAATGTAAGATTTTTCTTTCCTCTTGCCATAATTGCATTCCTCCAATAAATAATATTTTATGTTATATAATAGAAGAATAGTACAGAATGTAAGAAAATGCAAGAAGAATAGTGTTCCATAAATCGACAAAAACTAATGTTCTGGATTGCCAAATTGTTGTAAGGTGATACAATATTTCTTGAGGTGGATGTGTTGAAAACAACACGATTAAGGGAGCTAGACAATATCTACACGGCTGTCTTTACTGAGGCTTAAGAACAAAGTTTCTCCTCTTCTGATATATATGTTAGGAGGGATTTTATGAAATTTACTGTTGATTTCAATAGTATGACTAAATTTGTGATCGCCATCATAATATTTACGATTGTTCTTAAAATTATGTAGTGAGTCTAGTGAGGGAATATTATATCATTTTATATAGAAGAGAGTAGAGTGTTCTACTCTCTATTTTATTATTCTCTGTTTGTAAATAAAAAACAAAAATATTTATATTGTTTCCAAGCCAATATAAATTTGTGTGATATGTACTAAGTAGGGCAATAGTATGATAATACTAAGTTCGTTTCCCTATTCGTTTCTCAGGGGCTTTCTCCCAGGTTACGGATCATGTATATTGCAATCAAATATAATTATGCCTATATTCAATCGTGTCTTGTCAGCCTCTCGCACGATATAACATCTTGAAATCACACTTTCAATTAACATTTATAACGTGTCGGAATTACCGTTTTCGTTTTACTAAGCATGTACATTCCCTATTACTTTCATAATAAGTTGTTTTATTTCAATGTGCAGCACCCTATTACTAGGCTACGGCTTCCTCCGATATTCGACATATTTAGGATATTTTAATCCAAGGACTAGCTTTCTCGATGAACGACTCAAATCGAAAGCACCTCTAGTCTGCTATATGGCATTATTATATAGCATTATAAAGGTTGACTTGTAAACTATGACGAGTAACTTACGTTAATCCTAATCCTTTTGCACCAAGTATTCCAGATGCAGTTGTTGTAATTGTTCCAAATCCTCCCAAAGCAGATGTAATCTTATTAACAACTGTTAAAACGCCATTTAAACCTTTTACTGCTGTGGTCAATTCACTTGAATTTGCAATATTATTTATTGTAGATGTCCAAGTATTAGAAAGTTTATTTAAAGAACCTTCTAAATTATTAGCACTTTTTTGAGCTTCTTCAAATGCAGAGCCATCACCTTCTGAATAATCTTGAAGCATCTTATTGTAATCAGACCATCCACTGAGCAGGGCAGCCAATTCATTTGCATGATACTTTTGACCAATATTTGTTAAAATTTCTGCCTTTAAAGGGTCTTTTGAATCAAGACTGTTAAATACTTTCTGTAAATCTTCAAGAATCGCTATTGGAGAACGCAACTGTTCAATGCCATTTTTCATTTCTGTCATAGAAACATTGGCTTTCTTCAAAGTTTGAACGATTTTATCAGAGGAAGTATTTTGCAGATTAATAAGCAAGGACTTAATACCAGTACCAACTTCTTCGCCAGATTCTTTTGTTCTGGCAGAAATTGTACCAATCATTGCAGATAATTCGTTAATTTGAACACCAGTAGTAGACGCAGTTGAACCGGCTTTTGTAATTGCACTTGTCATTGTCTCCATGTCTGTTGAATTAACGTTTGTAATCTGGTTCATGCCGTCTAATGCAGCATTTAATTTTTTAACAGATCCCTCGTAATCATATGCAGCATTCATGGCAAGAATATAACTATCTGCTGTTTCTCTGTTTAAATCACCAGCAGCTTGAGCAAGTATTGACAAATCTGCCATGTCATTTCCTTGCTGACCTTGAAAACCGCTTCGGTTCATTTCCTGTACACCGGTTAGCCAATCAGAAGCAGTACGACCATATTTACTTGCATGTGAATATGATTCTTTTCCTAGACTTTGTAATTGCTCCAAAGTCCTATCAGAAGTTTTGCCAATTTCTGTAAGAATACTGTCCAAATCTTTTAATTCTTTAATAGCATCTTTAGTTTTGGTAACTCCAAACATAATGATAGAACTAACAGAAATCCATTGAGTAAAGGAATTTGCGGCTTGTGAAAATTGGTCTTTTAAGCTTTTGCCTAATTTGCCAAGAGTTCTCATCTCAGATTCTGTTTTCGCTAATGTTTGGTTTATTTGATTCCATCTTCCAAGAGTAACCCCACCATTTAACTCATTTAAATATAATTCTAACTGAGTTTTGGCTTCCTTGGTAATAGCCGTGTTTTTACTTAAAAAGTTTTGAATTCTAAGTAAAAGAGAAGTAATCTTTTCATCAGACACAGGCTGCTCAAATTTATCAAAAGATAACTTTGCTTGGTCTAATTGTATTTTTACTCCCTTAATTTGATTCTGCCATTTCTGAAAGTTGGTTACAAGTTCATTGCCAGAAGACGATTTCATATTAGAGAGAGTAGTACGAAGTTCTTTTACTCTATTCTCTGCTTCGTCTGCTGATAATCCAAATTTCTGAAATTGAGATTTTAACTGGTCAATTTGTAATGAATAAGTGCCGTTATTTAGTGATTCTGCAATTGTCTTTACCTTACTTGCTGTTTTCTCTGCTTCGTTCCCAATTTGATTAATTGCTTTTAAAAGCTCTTTATCGCTAATTTTTATATCTGCATTATAAATTTTACTTAATTCAGATTCTAATTGCGGAACAATTTTTTTTATTTCAGCCATCATTGATGCTGTATCAAGTTGCGTAGTAAGATTAATATGATATTTATCAATTATCTTTTGAATTTTTGTAATATCGTTTCCACCAATACCATTTGAATCTAGCACAGCTTGAAGCAACACTTTAAAATTATTCATTATTTATATATTCTCCTTTCCATGTTTATTTTAAATACAAAAATAACGCTCACGAAAGGAGCGTTAGCATAATAGAAGAGTAGGTTACAATACCTATAATCCTCTTATTATTTTACTTGTATACCTTGTTTTTCTAATTCTTCTTTTAATATGTTAATAGCATTATTTTCACAAAATTCTTGAAAATCACTCCAAAAGTGTCCATCACGATAAATTAAAGAATTACCATGGAAACCTGCATCAGCCATATATGCTTGGTCTTTACCAGTCCAATGACCTATTGAACCATCTTGTAATTTATAATTTGCCGGATATTGATAACTCATATATAAATCATCAAGTCCAATTTCAGCAGTATTATTATCTAACACTTTTGAAACTGCCGCATTATAAAAAGCATTAGTTCTTTTGTAATATTCTGGCTCAAATAAATCATAATAATCACTGTCTATATACTGTTGTAATGTTCCTAAAAGTCTATCAGAAGCATTGTTAACAGCTTTATTAACAGCTTTTTGTACATATTTTTCTAATTCGACCACAGTTTTAAAAGTTTTAGTCATAATTATTTACCAATTCTTTCATTATTTGTTCCTTGAACTTCTTTATGAATAATTTCTGCTAATTTTTCCATGAATACATCTCTTAATTCATTTACAGGTGTATCCTTTAACACGAGGTATAAATTTTTAATAAGTGTAATAACATCTTCCTTCTCATTCATAATTTCTTCAATAGAAGAGTAGAGTGCTAACTTAATTTTGTGTTCTTTAATTTTCATTTTAAAATATGTAATCATATTATTTTCCTTCCTTCTTTAAATTGATGTGGTAGAATAAAATCCACCAGTTTTATCTATGCTATGAGCCACCAATGACTCAACTTCTCGTACCATTTCAGTACCACATTCTGTACACATATGTCCTGAACTTGTATATTCAGCCATTGGCATTGATATTGTTTCCTTGTGATTACAACTTGGACAGACAAATGGATAGTTCATTTCCTCATACTCCTTTACAAATGTGTTTCTTCAACGAACTTTCCAATGTCATATGTATATCGAGTCCGTTTCTTGTGACTATCTATTCTGATAGCACCATTATTTTCTAAATCTTTTACATTAAAAGATTTCTTATTTATATTCTTCATCATATCCATAAAATCGCTAATCTTGATAAAGAATGTATCGTTATTGTTATTACGAAAGTTACAAACAAAACCTGCGACAAAATTATGTTCACTTGCTTCTTGCAGAGATTTAATCTGATTATCTCTAATCATTGATAATGTCAGACTTGTTGATTGAGTTGATTTTAATTCGAGCAAATACAATGTCCTTGAATCATCATCAAATAGAAGATAATCACAAATATTACTACTAGCAAATCTAGTATTATTTCCATTCCCAAACGATGCTGCATTGTCTCTAAAACGATAAATCCAACACGTATCTGGAACAGAATTTTTTATAGCTTGTTCAAATTTTTTACCTTCATTTTGTGCTATTTTTATCACTCCTTTCTAAATAAGGGCGAGAGTGGTCTAGCCACACACTCTCCAAATAAAAAATGCCCTTACTACATGGCTAGATAGTAGTAAAGACACTTATTGATATTAATTGGTAAATTATGGTATAATAGCTCATATCTGTGGCGGTGTAGGTAGATAAGGAATTAATATTTTGGTAGAAGTAGTTTGCTCTATTATCACTACAAGTGTTGCAGTCCTCGGATTTGCATACACTGTTTATAAAGACCATAAAGATAGATAATCTTATGGCATAAGTTACTTAGTAACCACAGATATGAGTATCTACTTGAATTGCAAATTAGATAGAACAGTAGAAGATTAGTCAACTTCTGCTACACGAAACTATAATACAAAAAATCCTATGCCTGCATAAGTTCTTGAGATATAGCAAGACAAGTAGAGAAAATATTTGCTTGACAATAATAAAAACAATTGTATAATTGTCTATAGAGCAAATAAAATATTACCATTATAAAAAACAATCCTTATCTTGGAAGTGCAATCTGACTAATTGCAACAATCCAAAGATTATAACAGTAGGAGAGTAGTCAATGGAAGGGAAAATAGCATCGTAAAAATACGGTGCTATTTCTCTATACATATAACAAAAGAGCGATCTCGTATGAAACCGCTCTTTCTAAAACATTTTTATTTAATTTTTACATTGTTATTATCATAGGGTATAATTCCCATTTGCCATTAGGATATTTACCAACATTTTCACTAACAACTTCATGTACTTCGTCCAAACTACCAACATTCTTGTCGATGTGAATAACCTTTCCTCCTAAAATTGAAATCTCTTCACATATAACATTGTAATATTGCCTATCCATATTATCCCCTCCTTATTTTGATATGCAAAATAATTCATACATATCAACCTTGAGTGCACAAGATAGGACAATAGCATTACTGAGAAGTATATCATTAGTGTTGTCGTTTTCAATTTTACATATGGCAGCAACAGATAAGCCTGTTAGTTTTGATAGCTGTTGCAATGTTAATCCTCTTTGATTGCGATAATACCACACTTTGTTTTTCATAATGTTAATATGTACAAATGTATTTTATTTATGTACTATATTATAATATGAGTAATTTTTACTGTGGTAGAAATATTTAATCATCATGAATTGGCAAAGCCATTACTTCAGGAATAATTTTTCCTTTAATAGAGTGATTTCCACCACATTTAAGATAAGTTTGTGCTAATAAATCAAATGTCTCTAAACCAGCTCTTGTAACATATTTCTGTTCCATAAATTTGCTATGTAAATTGTAAAGTTCAGCACCATATTGTACGATTATTCTTTGATTATTTTCCTTTTCATTTGTATCCATGTGAAATTTAATATCATCTATTCCTTGAGAAATTTTGGTTATCTCTTTATACTGCCAGTTATCATGCTTTTCCAAGGTGGCTATTCTTTTGTCCAATGTTTCTTTATCTTCTTCAAATCCAAATTTTATCCTAAGAGTTTTTTTTATCTTTCTGAATAAAAAAATAATTTTATCAATTCCTAAGATTATTGTAAATACGCCCAAGATAACGGTTGGAAAATCTAAATTCGTTAATGCTTTTATTTCGTACATTTCATATTACACCATCTGAGCCTTTCCTTATATTAATTTGAGGAATTCAGATGCTGTAATTTTAAGACCATCATCTCCGAACTTTCGCTTTGAAGCATTAACCAATCCATTACCATATGTACCAGGATATTCAACACCATTTGGGTTATAACCATTTAAATACATTAATATCTCTGCAGCCGTAACCATATATTGTTTTTCGCCATTTTTAACGTAGTGAGAACCTAATGCTCTTTTAGACGCTGAACCAAATTTACCATCTTCTACAAGACCTACTTCATAATCTAAATTCATTGCGTGTTGTAACACTCTTGATTTCATAGCTTTTGTTTCATTGCCAACTTTTCCATCTGTTGCAATATTTACACCGGTAAACTTAATTGCTTCCTGTTGACCACGTTTAATCAATGAATTACCAGAAATAACACCTTGAATAGTTGTAGAAATAGTATTCTGTGACGTTTTAGAACCATCTGTATATGCAACAATCACATGTTTTCCTGGTGCAACAATAATATCCCCACATTTAATATATTCGGATTTTCCAAGATACTTAGAGGCTGTTAATTCTTTAAAATAACCTGTTGCGATTAATGCTTTTCCAATATTGCCAGAATATACAGATGAAGATAACATGGCTTTACTAAAAGCCACATTTACCGAACATGCAGCCAATTCGGAGCAGTCAACCTCACATTTTGTTTTTACATTTGAAACTATCCAACCTGTATTTTTTAAAGCAATATATCCAGAACTACGATGTGTTTGACAATACCCAAAATAGTTATTTAAAGCAATTGCTTTTGCAGCAGCACCAATTTTAACAGCTCTTGATCTGTTGGTACAACGATATACTCGTGTTTGACCAAAATTATAAATGCTTCCACATTTTACTTCCCTACCTGTCTGATCACCAGGATTGCCACCTTTTAATTTTCCTCTTTCATTAGAGGAAGCCCATGCACACATTACTGACATAATTAATCCTCCTTTTGGTTTTCGTGCTTAACATCATATAAAGCTGTTCCAATGAGAGAATCTAAATAGCTTTCAAAATCCTCATTTGCTTCTTTTAAAGAACGATAAATAACTGTATTGAGTGCCTGAATAGCTTTAGTTTTTGCTAATTCCTTTACCTCATCCATTTTTTCTTCAGTCCATTTATCTGTACCTTTAATATCTTTTACTTCTGTTTCATAAACCGATTTAACAGCTTTCTTTATTTCTTCGTACAAAATGACTCCATATTTATCTAATTTTTTAGATTTTAAATATTTATAAATCTGTGTTCCAATTGGAACTAAGATAACTGTCCAAATAGCAGATAATAACGTCATCCAATCTAAATTTGCTAAAAAATCTTTCATAAATTTTCCTTTCCATAGTAGAGTAGTAGCAGCCTGATTATTACTATTTAAATTGTTCACTTACAGGTATGATATCTACTTTTATACTCATTATTTTGAGTAACCTATTTTATGCATAATGCCTTGTTTAGCATCAACTTTGATTTTTATAAAAATTCTTTAGGGCATCAAATAGTCTGTAATCTTTATGATATTTCCATGTTGTAATACCATTCTCTGTTTTAACAAAGGTGTAAGGTATACCACATTCTCTTAAGAATAACGATTCAAGTGCCCATTGTGTCTGATACTCCTTATCAAATTTCTTACTTATTTTAATTCACCACCTTATGCGTAAAAAATAGGGATATAAATCTTGTGATAGTACAATGTCTATATCCCTATTATTCCTCAGTATCTATCACAATTTTATCTTCTATATTTTTTCCTTTCAAATGGTTTATTTGTTTTTTATTGGTTTCGTATTTGCTCTATCATATTCTGCTTTAGTAACAACACAATGTCTGTTATTTTCAAATTTGATGTAAGCTACATTGTTATTTACAAATTCACTAGGAATCTGAACAGAAACATTGTTGAATAAAGCAATTGCGACAACACCATTGTTTTTAATAACTTTACACTCTTTAATCATTTTTACCTCATTATAGAAAGAGGGTAGTATTACCTACCCTCAATACTACTATTCTGTTTCGTCTGTAATTTCAATCATATCAAGAACATTATCATCTTTATCGGTAAGTGCATCGCAAGTAATAGTAATTTCAGCAGGATCTCCATCTGATGCAAATGAAAGTTCAAGATTTCTCTGTGGCGAAGCTTTGTAAGCTGTAATTCTCATAGGAACTAATTCGCCATTTTCATTCTTATCAAGTGTTGACATCTGAATATAGAAATATTTAGGAATCTTTTTGTTATTAAAGGAAACTTTTTTAACACCTGTTTCTTTCAGCTCCAAATATCCAACTACATAAGATGTATCCGGTGCAATCTCTGAACTTGTAGTTGCTGTAAATTTCTTAGTTGCCACTGTTCCTTTAATTTCAGTTCCACCAAAATCATCTTCCTTGTAAACAAATGTTGTACCATCAATTGGAGTACCAGTTAAATCTAATTCGCCTTCTGTTTTGCATTTGATCACTTCTTTTCTTGTAATAACAGCAGATGTTTCAATTTCTCCATCACTAAGCATTGCATAAATTTTAAACGGATGTACCTGAAATGTCATAGAAATTGTACCATCCAATGGATTATCAAATTTAATATCTTTTGCACCTTTTTTATTTGCATATACTGCATCAGCACTAAAGCCCATTGTAGTTGTATTACAGAAGTCAGCATACATCCAAGGTTTCTTTGTTGCATATTCTCTAATATCAAGATCACAACATTGTCTGTTAGCCATATTAATATCGCTCATTCTAATTCCTCCTTAAAAATAAAAAAACCACTGAATAATCAGTGGTGTTATTAGTTATTCAACTTCTTCATATATTCCATTGGTTTATAATCAGAAGAATTTTTATAAGAAAATGTGTTTGCAGCCATCATATCGCATATATCACATTGTCTTGCATTCATATATTCCGAGAATAATTTTGTAAATTGATAATATGTCATATCCCAAACATTTAAAATATTAATTCCAACTTTATTATTGGTACAATATTTTAATATCATATTATCTAAAGAAAAGTTCTCATCATTTTCTTTTTGCTTTTCGGCTTTGTGTTTTTGTAATCGTTCAAACATTTTTTTTGCAAGTTTATTTTTAAAAATCGGAGTCTGTTCAGACTTCCTTTCAACTCCTAAAATATATCTCACTTGCATCCTAAAATATTCAAAGTTTTCATTATTTATATGCCCAATAATTGTTTTCTTTTCATCATTTATTTGATGAATTTCAAATTCAAAAGTATCAGGATTATATGAAATGTCATCACATATAAAAAACGATATCAACTCATAGATTAACTCTGGCTTTTGTGACATCAACATTACATATAAAGATATTTCATCTTTTTGTGCCTTGTTAAGAGTATTATAATTTTCAAGTAATCCTGAAACTTTTAAAAAATCTTCTAACTTCATTTCAATTACGTTTAGAAATATCGAAAATAAACTATATGTTATTTCTCGTATATTTCTAAGTGTAGGGCATTTAATGTTCCCAATTCCTTCTATGTAAAAAGGAAGATTAGACAAATAATCATAAGAAGAGTATTTTATCATAAATTTATTTCTCCTTTATCTTGAAATCAGGAATAGTAAATATCATTTGTCTACCATACAACTTTGTATTAGGAGAGATGCATGTTACAGAATCTAAATGCACTTTCCCAATTCCAAATTTATCAGAATCTCTCAAATTGCGTTCTATCATATCAGCAAGAATATCTGTTCTTGTTCCTCTGTATCCTTTTTTAGAATATTTCATTATATCTTTATGACAAAAAGCCCATATAGTTATTGTCATATCTTTAATGGTATTTGTTGGTATTCGAGGTATATTCACTTCACAACAAATATATGCTTTTGTTTCAGTTTGAGTTTCGTCAATGTATAAATATGGGAATACTTGATCATACACGATATTCTCAACCTGTTCATTTGTAAAGTTCTTTCCAAGCATTACTTCTATTATTTCATCATCGTTAAGAAGTGAATTAATGATAGCCGATTTGCAGACTCCTATATCTTTTAATATCTGTAACATCAATATCCCCCCACAATGTCAATCTGTTTTTCAGTCATTACAGAGCTATCACCAATCAAAATCTGCAATAAAAAAGACTCGTCAACTAACGAGTCATCGTCTTGAGCAGTTATTTTAATACTCAGTTCTGATTCTTGCATAACAAGTTCAGATGTATCAAAATCTGCTTTGATATTCCATTTCCAACCATCAATTGCTACATCATTTTCATCTTTATTTTTAAACTCAACAGTCCAAGTCTTTGTTCTACCAATTCTTAGAGTGCCAGAGCCAACAATTGAAACGACCGTTTCATCGGTTGGAGTATCAGGTGTGTCAGGAATAGATGGAGTAGTAGAGCGGTAGTTACAAATCCATACTTGCTTTCCATCTTCCAATGTAATCTTTTTATCGGAATTAGCATTGAACGCATTGAATGAAAATGTAAGTAAAATCATTCCACCTTTTTGAATACTTTCATAATTATAAAGATTCACTTTCCTGTTGGTGAGAGAGTATATATCTGGTTCATCAGAGTCTTCAAAGTCAAATGCAAAGCGCATACCTCGTTTGAGTTTCTTCGTATCTTCATCAATCTGAATATAAACACCATACTGGTTATCACCAATTGTAATAGTAGAGTTACCAGTTTCACCGTTAGAATATTTTGTAAAATCTTCAACGTAAACGTGTCTATTTAAAATATTACCTGACGAATCTTGCCAATATAAAACAAAGTTACATTCGACCATTTTACCATTAGTGATGATGTCATTGTTTGTATCGACTTCTTTTATCAGCCAATATGAATCCATCCAATATACAATCTGACCTGTATTGAAGCTCTCATTAGGACGAGATTTTATCTTCTTTACATGAGAATCGTTTGTCTTTAGAATAGTCAAATCTTTCTCAATTCCATCAATAGTAACTGTATAAGCATCTAAAGTGTTGTTAAAATCTCTATTCAAATCTTGCTTAACTTGATTTCTTTGTGAATCTCGAAGCGAATTTGCACCATAAGCATTTTGAATTTTTCTGTAATAATCAATATCTATCATAATTATCACCTCTAAATTCCGTATTGAGAATAGTCAATAACCTTACGCTTACCAGTTTTCCTATCTCTCCCATTGTATTGAGACATAGCAACTTCATTGTTGTATTTCAATGTGTTGTACATATCCATAAATGTTTTTCTCTCATTAGCAGGAGAGTGTAACATTTTCAAGTCAGTGGATGTAAGTGCATTTACCATAGATTTTAATGTAGCAATATCTCTTGAGATATATACCTCATACATTAAATCTGCAAGCAAATTTATCTCATCACTTGTAAGGTCTTCACTTATCATTTCCACCTCATCATCCAATACAAGGTCAAAATCCAAAGAGCAATTTCTTTTCAAAATAGAAACAGCCTCATTAAGATAATTCTTAGCACGTTTCTGTGCGATTTCCAACGCTTCTTCAGCAGACAAATTGTAGTAACTGAAAAACTTTGCATCTTCCTCAATCCTATTGAAAAATGGAACATATAATTGTTCATAAGATGTCATAATAAGCTTTCACCTCACTTTATTTTGTTGTCTTAGGCGGTCTGCCAGGTTTCTTTTTAGGTGTTGTGGTAGTATCAATTTTCTTTTCAGATTCAGAAGAAATATCAACGGCAGAAGTAGTAGTTCCATTCTGAGCCGCTAAAAGCTGTATCATCATTTCCTGCATCTTATTTAACTGAGCCTGTAAATCTGCGTTCTGTTTCTTAACTTCCTCAACTTCTGCATCGACCTTTTTGGGCTCAACCTTTGTGAGTTCGATATTCGTAGTAAGAATATTTCTGCGAAACTCTTTCTCACGTTCCTCAATCGCCAAAGTAACTCGATTAGAAATATCATAAGCACCAGAACTAATCAATCCCTGATGAATTGTCACAACTCTGTCAAATACAGATGGATCAACAATATCAAGGAGTTTCTGCAATTTCTCCTGAGTAGGATGTAAAATTATATCTTCAATTTCTTCATTCTTAATAATTCTTAATTTATCTACACCTAACTCAGCATAAATATCATCCTCTTCATTTTCATCAAATCGTACTAATCCATTTCTTACAGCATTTGAATTTGAATTAATATACTGTAATTGGTCAACAGAAATAGATTCATATGTCGGTTCATCATAGTTATAGCAAGGGGCTAACATTTTATCCCCAACTGCTAAAATAAATGGATTATAGTTATATACTTTTACAAAAGCACTATCTTTTAATGCCATAAATTTTCCTTCCTTCTTTCATAGAATAAGGAGAGTGTAGATACACCCTCCTTTAATTATTAATTACTGAGTAAATGCAATCTTAGCAACCTTATCAGGTCTTGTAATCTTGATACCATACTCATAACCTGTGAATTTAAGAGATACCTTTTCTTTATTGTTATCCATTGTCTGATATACTCTAAGATCCCCTCTATCACAAATTGTTCCTATTTTACCGCTTACTCCGAAAATACGCTTATCTGGAACGAGAAGTTCACCATCAGATGCTTTCTTCTGTCCAGAGAATCCACCGATTAATAATCCATTGTATTCTTTAGCAAGACCATATCTGTTGTATGCATCTTTCATATTATCACTCATAAAAGAGTTTGCACCCTGAAGCTGAGCAATCTTCTGAGCATATTTGTTTAAACCAAATGCAAACGCAGTATCACCAGCGTCAAGCATATCCATTATATAGAGTGAGAGAGCGTCCATATTTGCAACTGTAAGAGCTGATACCCCACCTGTTACATTGATTACCTGTTCACCACCAACAATAGCCTTATCAAGTGCTGTGAAAGCATCTTTAATTTTCTTGTTGTCGAGTGCTTCTTTAGCAAATACTGATAACTGAGCGATTGATTTGAAACCACCACGTCTTAACTGAGCGTAAGAAAGTTCTGTCTCAACCTGTCCATGTTTCCATGTTGGCTTTAAGATAGAACCATCAATGTAAGACTTATTTACGTTTCCACCCTTAGCAGCATCATAAGCAACTAATGTGTTTTTTGGTGTCTTTTCAATTTCGTAGTCATCGAATTCACCAATTGAATCCTTGTCAAACATCATATCAATGATTTCATCTGGCTTATCATATACTGGATCGGAAATAGTCTTGAGAATTAACTGTGAAATTTCATGACCTTCATCATTTCCTGTTTCTCCGATTTTCTTTGCCCAAGCATCTACTACCTGTGCAATTTCCTTGTCTTCAGCGTTAAGGTTGCATTTTCCAACAACCTTTTCAGCGACCTCATATACTCGACCGCTTGTATTCATAATTTCAGCAATTTCTGTATTTAATGCCATTTTTGTTTACCTCCATAAAATTTTGCAATAAAATAAGACGCAATAAATGCGTCTTACCATAGTTTCGTGTTTAATTAATCGAGAATAGTAACCTCGATACCTGCGTGTGTACCACAGTCCTTTGCTGCTGTGTTTCTTACCTGAATTCTTGTAGCAGCAGTAGTAGAAGCAAGTAATCCGTCAGTTCCTACAATTGCATATCCACCAACTGTAAATGTGCCTTTGGTCTGGTCTGTAAAATAAACCTCACCACTTACAGGCTGTTCAGCAACTACGCCTTCGCCCTCTGCAATTTTCTCAAACACTTCACTGTAGTCTGGAAGATCACGATCTCCGTCAATACCCGTTGCGATTAACTCTTTACCTGCGAAAAATACATTCTTGTCAGTAGCAGCAGAAGGAAAACTTACCTTTCCATCTGTACCCTTTACGACAAGCATACCCTTCTTCATATTTACACCAGCTACATATGTTGCATCAGCAACCTTACCATTATGTCCCTGTAATACTCTGTACATTTAAGATACCTCCATTATTTTCTTAAAAATGATTTAATGATGCCATCAACATCAATTTCGTTATCCTCGGCTGTTTCAAGATTAGCCTGTGGCTTTTCTGTCTGAACCTCAGAAGTTTCAACTTTTATCTCTGCCTTTGATTCTTTTGATAATGAAGCAACAACTCTATCAGAAATGATTTCGCTTAACTGAGCCTTATCTAACTCATCAATCATTTTCTTAAATTCATCTGTTTCGAGTTCTGCCTCTGTAATCTGCTTAGAATCTAAAGCGTATTTCTTTAAAGCTTCCTTCTTCTCAGAAAGCTCGTTCTCAGCCTTTTCAGCATCTTCCTTTTCGCATCTCGTTTTGTAAGAGAGAAGGGTTTCGTTTTCTGCTTTTAAAGTCTGAATTTCAGCATTTGCCTTAACAATAGCATCATTCTTTTCAGCGATTGCACTATTGATTTCAGCAACGCTTACAGATAAAGTAACCTTTTCAGGCTCACCAACAGTAACTTCGTCACCATTGACTGTGTATGTGAACTTAACAAAATCAAGTTCGTTTTCTTCATCTTCATCTGTTTTACCTAATACATAATTTTCTGCTGGGAACATAAAGCAAATATAGAACCAACGATATGTCTGCCTACATGATTCAGAAATTTTTGCTCTTAAATCCCTAACAGTAAGTGCTGACGTTTCAGGAACATCTTCATGATTTTCGCCTTCAGATGTTTCAGTTTCATCCTTAGTAGGCTCTGTCGTAGAAGTTTCCTCTGATTTCTCAGCATCTTCATTTTTATTTTCACTTTCAGAAGTTTCGTCTTCACTTACTTCAGCAACAGGAGTATCAGTATTTTCAACCTTTACCTCGCTTGCCTCAGTAGGAGTTTTGACTACTTTTTCTTCAGCGATTTCCTGAGTTTTAGCCATATTTTCCTCCTTTGCCTCAGTGTTATATATGTCATTAGCCAAAGCTTCGGCTATTAACATCTCTGGACTTTCTTCGTCTAAACTAGCCATACATAGAGTCTCTGCACAATCTCCATAAGCCGGAGTAGTACGTGATCCCAACAAGCAGTCGCTTTCAAAAAGATACTTTTTTAATACCTTTATACCATCAACCATTTCTATTTTCTCAGAAAGAATTTCCCAAGAACTATGCAATTGACCAAGACTAAATAATCTTTTAATTGCGTCACAAACAGAACTGTTTCTTTTCCAAATTCGGCTTGTAACAAATAAACATGGTGTATTTACAGTTTCCCCACTATAAAGAGTTACATCATCGTCTTTGACTTCGACAGCCGTGTTTACTCCAATAGTGGCAGTACCAAACGTTACATTTCCGTCTTTGTCTACAGAACATTCATGACCACCTAAATCATCTTTTCCTGCAATCTTTTTATATTTTGCAACGACAGGCTGATTAACTAAGGTTTCTGCCATTTCCTCTGCGTTGTCACTATTAAGCTGTACATTATTTCCATTTGGATAATTGTAATAGCATGATCTGCGAATAAGTTCTAAGTATGTTTTATGTTCTGAAAGATCCAATACAGAAGAGGACATTTCAAAATTGTCCATTTTGTACCTCACTTTCTAGCCAAGTTCATATCCATAAGAAGATACATCTTTGACTTCGTGTTTGTTTGTTTCTAAGTCATTCATTAGTTCATAAAATCCAACTGTAGGAATGTATTTATTAGGCACATCTATCATCGAATTTAAGCTAACAAAATAACTGTTTTTCAGTAAATCACTTTGAATTATTCCAGAATAGTCGTCAGTAACCATATTGTAGAATTTTTGAAATGCTTCCAAATATTTCTCACATGATTCAGTTGATTCTTCGTTATAACATTGAATAAAATACCAATAACCAACTGCTAAACCATCAGTGGCTTGTTCTTTAGATTTTTCAATTCCAATAAGATTCAACTCACGCTTTTTCATGTGAGCATAAGAGAGTGCTTCAATGAAATTGATCAATCCCTTTGCATCTTTGTGAAATTCGTTATTATCAGAACGAGTGAGAGAGTTCATATTACAATGCTGAACATAAACGGTATTGTTAATATATTCGTGATTTGTAGATTGACATAGACACAACTGCATGTATGAAACATCTTCGTTGTATCGCATGTCAGAGAAATATATATTATGTGAAACTAAATAGTCCCTAGAGAACATACGTGAGAATACCCAAGTCTGATTTTTCCCAGGGACTTTAGATAGTTTCGGTTGAGAAGGAAGGCATGATTCAGTAGATTCAGAATTGTACTCACGAATAAAATTGCCACTCACAAAATTGCATTTTGTTTTGAATATTTTTTCGTAGAGCAATGCTAAACTATATTCATTATAGAAAACATCATCTGCATCTAAATAAGTCACATATGGACATGTTGTTGATTCAAAACCAACTTTTCTAGCATGTCCAACGCCTTGATTATTCTGTAATTTGATATACTGAATATCAAGTAATTTATTAAATGTATTGATTAAATCCGAATAATCAGTAGAAGAGTTGTCATCTACGATTGTAACTCGGACTATATCACTAATATTTTGCATCGTAATTGACATAAGTGCTTTTGACACATATTTATACGATGTATTGTAAAGTGGGATGATTACATCAATCTGTTTGATGATTAAGCACCGCCTTTCCGTGTTTTGTTATACTCTTCGTCATAAGATTCTTTAGTCTTATTTGTTGATTCTCTTGGATTACCACCTTTATCCTCAATAGTATTAGAACCTCCCGAATTTGTATAAGCTGTCAATCTAGGAGCAAAGATTTCATCATAACCCTTTTCATTTTCAGAAATTCTCTTTGCAGCTTCATCTTCAACATTGATTCCAAGCATTCCAAGTGTTGTTTCCAAACTTGCATTGAACGTTGTGTAAAGAGTAGTAGCAAGATCTTTTCTCACGTCTGCCTCTAACTGTTCAGAATCAATAATAGTAATTTTAGGCGCATATTCTGCTCCGATTCCATTATCGTGAAGAACCTGTTTGTACCAACCTTCAAGAACTGTTTCAAGCTGTTCTCCAATCTTATTGATTGTTTTCATAAGCTGACTTACGGAGATTGTAGCAGTCGATACTGACTGTGAAGATGTGTCCATTAAAAATGAAATACCAAGAGTTGAAAGAGTACGTGTACGATAACTGTTGATAGTATTTGTATCTGTAAGTTCTGTCTTGCTTTCTACATAAGAAATATTTTCTACAGCAGGTGGGCATGTAACTAGAACAGTCTGTTGCTTCCATGCCGACATCAGATTTTCATGGGCATACGCCATTATATCAAAACCATCTTTGTTATAATCTGTTCCCATTACTTCTTTGCGGAGTTTCTGAAATACTATCTTTTTTGCATTTGCCTTTGCGGTAACTCTATCTGCATCCTCAAATGTTTTTAACATAAGAGTAGAAGGCAATGCTCTGAATATTGGAGTAAGACCATATTTCCCATTTAGATTTCCAATTCTACATACAGCAGAATATCTAATATCCAATTTTGCATATTGCTCTTTATCCTTATATGCCTGATAAATTTCAGCAGGATAGTTTGCCATAATTTCTTCTTCCATATTTTTAAAGAATAATGGCTTTTTCTTTTTACGAGTTTTTGGATAATTATTTGAAAGTTTGCTCTTTAATGCTTCCATATCAATTAACACAACTGGTTTATTGCCAATTGTATAATTTGAAATAAGGGCAACCCCAATAGGAAAATAGTCTATCTTATAATCGCCATTTTCGTGACGAAGATAAGCAATATATGTTCCATTCGTATAGGTTGTAGGTATTCCCTTACGAATGAATTCCTTTAGATCAGTCGACTCGTTGAAAGAACTAATAATTTGTTTCGCCTTTTCAAGAGTCTTATTTTTATTTCGCTGAGATCCAAAATTATTATAACTAAGTCTGGACTCAGTATTTACATTTGTTTCAATGGTTTCTGCAACCTTGCCAATAATATCATCACTATTTATGTAATACTTGACGATTGAATTTATCTGCTTTATTTTATCCACATTATTTTGCGGATCTACTGCAAGAGTGTTCAATACTTCTTGTGTTACAGTTGTTTGAGACGACCTATCATTCAGATATGCAGAATATTGACGATTAGACGGATCATATTTTTTTAATGCCTCGGACAACCATTTTTCGGTTGTTTTTGCTGAAGTCAATACAACAGTGTCACCGTTATCTGTTTTTGAAGCAAGTGTCACTTCAAAATTTTCTGTATTTTCTTCTGACATATTCCATCTCCTTTCTTAGAATGATATTGAACTAACCATACGTGGGGCAGAAGAGTAATCTACACCTTTTCTTTTATATATATCTTTTCGATTTTCCTGCTCAAGTTCACATATAAATGAAAGACCATACATTAAACTTGTAGCACGATCTCGTTTTGCGGATTTTACAATTCTCGTGTAGGTCATATTTTCATTGGATGTAAATGACTGTTTTATGTTACTTAACTCACTTTGAAGAATATCATGTTGAACATATTGTTCATATTCATCAAATGACAATTCACCAGTCTTATATAACAAATCCACATCAGCAGATTGCTTTAATAATTCCAATGAACGATTCTCGAAACATGCTTTCATGTATGGATAATACAAATTTACAAATGTATTCATACCATGAATACCACGAATCATAGGAATTGCGTTATCAAGAACATTTGCACTTTCGTCATCATCATCTAATATAAGCGGTGGATATTCAGTTACCAATCCAGTCTTTTTGTCTTGATATTCCCAAGATTCATAAAACATACTTGGTAAGCTTGCTCCTACGCCTTGGGCATCAACAAGCAATTTGACAGTATTAGGGAATTTAATATGTATTAATTCTCTAAGCATATCTCGTTGCGCACCAAGAGACATGCCATTGATAACTTTTGTATAAATCACTTGTTTGATGTATGTGCCATCTATGCGCTTTTTTAATTTAATTACATGTGTACATGCGTTATCGGAATTTTTTGCACCAGAAACGGCAACGTCATGAGTTATGACATAAACTGAATCAGATTTTTTTGGTTGAGATAATTCACATCTATCAAGAACACGACACGGCATCGTGATTTCATATGGATAATAACTTTCCCCACTAGAACCAACGAATACGCCTTCATACTCATACTTGAAAATATCTTCTGTCATAGTAGGCTTTTCTCGCTCTTGACGAATATCTTCTTCATCAAATAATCCTGCTTGAATACCTACTTGATATGGAAAACACATAGCAATATAGTTCTTGTTTCCACTTGTCATTTGATCGAAGTGATACTTAAATCGTGTATATAAACCACTTGTTTTAAGATAAGCAGAAGAAATAAAGATGACTTTACCTTTTTCATTTTGTTTCCATTTGAGAGCATTTTGACGTTTTGTTTTTGTCATAGGTATAAGGATTGTTTCTATAATGTCGTCTTTTACAAGTCTCGCTTCATCAACCAGGAGAATATTGAAACGCCATGAACGAGCAGAATCACCTCCACGATCCTGTGCTAGAGTAATCGCTCTAATTTCTGAACCATTATTAAATTCTCCATAACAGTCATCACCACTTGTTCTAGGCTCACGTACCATTTCACTTTTTATGTTTTCATTCTTGTACAACTCACCTTTGAGTTTCTGAATGATTACGTTTTTTGCTTGTTGTGAATTACCAGATGCAATTCCAAGTTTGATATTTGGGTAGAGAATTGCCATACATACATAGAATACGCAAACAATGAACGATTTTCCCAATCCACGACAAGCAATAAGAACACTAAATTGTCCTCTTGCCATAGCACGAAGAATGACTCGTTGAAATGGGAATAGTTCAAGTCCTAATATATCTTCAGCAAATTCATCAACGTAATATCTGTAATATGAAAAGAACTTCGTCCATGCTTCATAGTCAATAGAAACATTTTCCGAAGATCCATTTTGTTTAACAATATTGATGCTATTTTCTGCCATAATAGCACCACCTTACACTGATTTTGTGATTGTGCTCAAGTAATCAATCAGTTCATCAATAGTATCTTTTTTTAATGGTTTATGTTCAGGAATCCAATTATGAGATTCCACCATAGCAGCAACCTTTGAAAAACTGCTTGCGCCAACATCATTCACGCTTCTTGTACTTTCACTAAACTTTGCAGATTTAGATAATGTATCAAATGCTTTCGTAGCGTTTTCATATCGCTTGTCTGCACCATCAATACCATTCATCATGTCATCAAAAGTTTTATCCATCTGAAGACTTGCTTTTGCAATTTTCCTAGCATAGTCTCTGTGATTTTCTGTTACTATGTTATAGTCATTTTCAAGACTTTCGTAATAGTGATCCAGTTTTTTTATGTCAGATTCACTATAATTTCCCATCCATTTATCACTATAAATCAATGGTTCTTCAACTGCCTGAGTTTTTACAACAGTGACCTTTTCACCATTCACATATTCTTTTTTAATTCTGTCTTTTTCAGCAATAACAGTGTTTGAATTGGAATGGATGAAATTATCCTTTTCGGAATCCGCAAATGATTTATCACGGTTCTGTCTAAGCATTGCATTTTTGAAATATAATCCAATAATATCTTTTCCATGCTTTGCAACTTCATCATCAGATAAATAACCATGCTCCCTTTTATACTGACTATAAGCTGAGTCCAGATCATCCCAATACAAAGGTTTGTCCAATCTTTGAAGCATAGTTTTTAATTTTGTCTTGTTAATCGTTCCATCCTCAGAATTTACAATTCCATCTTTTACACAACAAATGCAAATAGGAACACATTTATCTTCCTGATATAATGGACTTGAACTTTTATAGAAGCCTGTGGCGATTGCTTTAGATTTTCCACAAATAGGACAGACCTTCTTTTTTATTTCTTTATTTGTAGCCAAAAGCCACACCTCCTTTATTTTCAACTAAATAGGAGAGTAGTAATAACCACTCCCCTTAAATTATTTGTTATTTAGAATAACTCACAACCCTGTTGCTTAAATGTCTCAATTTGATCATCCCAATCTTCGTTGTCCCAATCAAATTCCTTCATCAAGCACTTTTTGCAGAAGAATTTATTGATATTTCTTCCATGCATTTTGAGATTCATTGAAAGAACTTGCTTATGTTTTATTCTTCTTTTACAATTACAACATTCCTTATTAAAATATTGTGGAACTACTGACTTATCAATTCCTGTATACTCAGCAAACTCATCAATAACTTCTTGTGTTGGCTCATCTCTAAATGTTCCACCGTTCCAAGCCTGAGTGAGATATTCGTCAATGGTGCAGTTCATGACGATCCACTTCTTATTTTCGATAAAGTCCTCTCTTAATATATTTCTCCATCTTTCATAAGCTTGTGGATACCAATACTTATCCAAAATCCAAGTAGATTTCGTATAAAATGGACACGCAATATTACAGCCTTGACGAGCATATCCCTTTTTATATTTTGAACATATAGGTACATTCTTCCAAATCGTATAAAGCCACACATCCATTTCTGACCATCTTCTAATTGGAAGAATACCTTGCCAACAAGTCTTACCCCATTCCTGTTCATTCACCCATTCATCCTGATAGCCACTACGAGTATTTGACTCTTCATTTCTCATTCCCATCCACATAAGATACGGATGGTTGTGGTCAAGCTGCGACACCATAACTCCAACTTTAAAAATACGACAGCAAAAACGAGCAAATCTCGTGGGTATCATATGGTCTGATTCTACATACTGATAAAATCCCTTCTCAGGATTCATAATCTCACAATTAGGAAAAGTCTTAACCATTCTGTATGTATCAGCACAATCAAGTGATGTATTGTTAAATATTGCTTTGGTTTCTGGATATAATTTTCTGACTAGATTACAGGTAAGCATTGAATCCTTACCCATAGAAATAGGAATTATTGAAGTATATGTATTAAACTTCTCTGCTTTTTCTTTGATTAGTTCTAATGAATCAGCCTCAAGCTGCGTTAGATGTTCTTTCTGTAATTCGATTAAATCTTGCCAACTTGCTAAATCTACGTCTACTATATTGTCGTATGATTTTAATTTGGTGCAATCCAATCTTTCAAGCGAATTTTCAATCTTCACTCGATAGAATTTATGTTCATTTCCTTGCTTATCAAATCCTTTAATAATGGATTTATCAAGCCAAAAGTAGCCTTCTTTTAAATCTTCTAATGGCTGTTTAGTCGTATCTCACAAAAATGTAAGATACTCATTGTAAATTGGGTTCACTCATATACCTGATTGTAACGTACATTACATTTACCTAATTAGGATTATCTTTACCTTTCTATTTTTATTGAGATATTTGCAACTATCTCTAATAAATTATTCTCTCATTTTTATGAAAGTATAATTTAAGAACGCAGTAATAGGGACTCGAACCCTAAAGCCTTTTACAGCCAACAGTTTTCAGAACTGTTTCCTCATCCAGTCGGATTTACTACATAACAAAAGAGCCATCTCCAAAGGAAACGGCTCTTTCTTCCAAATATTTAATAATCAATCGCCAAACTGATTATAACTGTATAGGGCGGTAGTAAGTGATGAACTTACATACCTAAGTTTCGTATGTATCCAAAAAATAGGTTTTTACATCAGGTTTACCGCATGAAATCTGGATAGCAGGACTCGAACCTACAACGTCTAGTTCCCAAAACTAGTGGACTACCAAATTGTCCTATATCCAGGTAATATTTTTAAAATTTCTTCACATACTAATCAAAAACCCAAGGAGTAACCAATGAACACATCATATAAAACAGCAATCAAATTCAAAGACTTATATATTCCTGTAAAAATGGTCAAAGTATCTCATAATAACTCAATAGAACTTAATCAGCTCTGCAAAGATTCAAAGGAAAGAGTACGTTATATCAAATTTTGCCCATCATGCAATAAAGAAATTCACAATGAAGATATTGTGAAAGGATATAGATATGCAGAAGATAAGTATGTTATTTTGGAACAATATGATATAGAATCAATTACATCAAACCAAGATAGAACACTTTCAATAAAATATTTCTGTAAATCAAAGGAAATATCAGACATACTCATAGATAAATCATATTATTTAATTCCTGAAATGAATTCAGAAATCGAATATGAGCTTTTTCGCAAAGCTATGACTACGAATAGAGTAGTAGGTATTGCTGAAATTGTATTGGGTACAAAACAAGAATTAGTTGCGTTGTTTGCCAATAAGAATTGTATTATTGCAACCATTTTATTTTATGAGAATGAGATTAACGAATTGCCGATTATCATGAAACACAAAATAGATAAACAACAACTCGAAAATCTCAAACAAGATATTATAGATAATACAAAAGATTTTAATTGGAATTCACATTATGATAAATATCAACTCAAACTAAGAGAATTAATATTTGAAAAAATTCCAAAATGATAACGCCTTTCTCATTGAGTCCTCAAACTAGGACGTGCGAGAATCGGACTCGCATCTACACCGTGAAATGGTGTCAACTTAACCATTTGTCCAACGTCCCATAATAGGGTGGAAGAGTACCACCCATTATTTTATAGAATAACTTCTGTTTTACCTTATATCACAACTTCATATGTACCAACAAAACCTAAATTACCTTTATATTTTAAACTAAATTTTGGATCATAATTACACAATCCGATTTCTGCTCCTTTTTTAAGATAATTATAAATAGTTCCATACGGTATATGTAATATTTTTGATATAGAATTAAGGTCTTTGGTTTTTGTCATATATAATTTACATGCATCAACTATATTACTTGAATATGCTTTCTTATTTATTTCAACTTTATCAATTTTCGATAAAACAAAAAGTTTATCTAAAATACTATTTTTTATAGAATTAAATATATAATCAAATTCACTTATTGAACAATCTATTCTTATCATTGTTATTCCATTTTTTAACGCAAGAATATCTTTTTTCTTATCTATTTCTTTTATGTCGTCTATTGTATATTCAGATTTTGAATGCACTTTATTATGAAAGTCACCATCCATTTCAATAATATATTTATTTCCATCAAGTTCAAAATAAAAATCATATTCAGGCTTATATGGTTTATCTTTAAATACAAAGGTTTGTTTTCCTATGTTATAATGATGCTCAAAATCTATATCATAGAAAGCTAATATATTACTCATTATTTTTTCTGGATATGAAAATCCATCATTACAATATGGGCATGGAACGTGATTATTTCTTCCAATGACATCAATTCCTTTATTCTTTACTAATGAATTACAATATTTACATTTCCAATCTAATTTAGCATTAGATTTTTGTGTATATTTATAGCCATTCTCTGGATCTGCTAATAAACTTGCCAATTCAGGATTAGTTGTCCATATATCATTTATACCTTTGATAATTATTTTGTTACCACAGACAGGACATCCATCACCTTTGTCTAAAGATGTTTCTGCAACAGTACCAATATATCCATCTTTTATACATTCAACTTTATAAGCTCTATACGTTTTCCCATTTTTTCTTGGCAATCTTTCTTGTGATAAAATTTTATATCCGTTCACAGTATCACCAATTCTATATTTAAAATTTGTAGTTATATATCCAATTAATAATCCGATATTACCTTTTATTAAATTAGAAGTTGTCATATCATATTCTTTTTCATTATATATCATATGAACTCTTCTTTTATTTTTATCATAGGATAATATTTTAATTTGATATATTTTCCCGTTATATTTAACTGCACATTTTTTCCCAGGACACGTAGACCAAACAATATTACCATTTGTATTAGTATCTAAATCTATATTAACAAATTCTTTATCTATAACTTTTTTTAATTTTCCCATGATTCTCTACTCCTTTGCACATTTATTTATTCTCTGTTTGAATAATAATCTAATAATGATTGGAATAATTTTTTACTCTTCTTAAACTTCCAAGTGGTTACTCCATTTTCATCAGTTTTTGCAAACAAAAAAGAGATGCCATTATCAATCAGATAAAACATCTCTTTTCTATCTTGAGTACCATATTCTCTATCAATTTTCTTTTTCAAAATTTAACACTACTCCTTAATAATATATTATAATACAACAGAAGTTTCCGCTTCAAAATCGTTAGCTAATGCTCTAATTTCTGTTAATTTTGTTGTGATTGCAGCTTTCACTTTTTCCAAGAAAAGAACTGCCATTGCCTGTCCTAACTTTTCAGGAGTATTAAACACTGTACCAAGAGAAGTAGTAGGAATTTTATTTATATCAATAGAAAGTGTAATAGATAAGTTTTCATCAAGAGTGTACTTTTTATTTACTAAATCAGAGATTGTAACCTTTTCAATAGTAGAACCATCTGGCTCATCAGTAACAATCACAGGAATTCCTGTATCTGAAAGTTTCAAATTCCCAGAGAAGTCAATCTGGCTATATTCGATATATCTTACGAAATTATGTAACTGATTTTTCTCTGTGTCAGCATCTCTTACGCTATCACCCAATTCTTCAACATTTAAACTTACTGTGATTACGTCTTCGTTAATTTCTGTTTTCTGTGCCAATTTCATTATTCTGTTGCCTCCTCACTTAATAAATTGTAAAATTCTTTTAATCCGCAAATCATATTTTTAATAGTAGACTTCGACAAATTACACTGTAATTGTGGTAAATTCATATCTGTATCATTTACTTTAAAAACAAGACAATTGTTATCAAAATCAATACTCATACTTGCTTTTGTCTGATTTCCAATAAGCATCTGTAAAGCTTTTAAAGTTTTACCATTATCACTTGTAATGCTTAATACATCGCCAATTTGTAAGTCATTTTCTGTAACCTGTAAATAAGCCATTATATGTACTCCTTTCTTTTATTTTTTCGTTTCCTTTTAATCTAACTGGGGTAGTAGGATTCGAACCTACGAATTTAGCAGTCAAAGTGCTATGTCTTACCGCTTGACGATACCCCAATAACAAGGAGAGTAGCGACATCTCCGTATGTAGATTGGTAAAATCTACTGCCGATTGATTACCAGTCAGCCGACAAAGAGAATATAGAGAATTCTCTGATATGTTATTGTTTATTCTCCATATATTTTCAGTCTTCGGAGCAAAGACCTCTCGATAAGGTTTTACTTCTCTTATCCGTCAATTAAGGTTCTCATTAACGTAGAGAGACACGAACATCTTCTCATTTCTAAGGTTGAGAGATACCGATAATCCTAGATGTTGGTAGGAAAGAAGTAGGACTTGCGATGCTACGTGAATAGCAAATGCCAAGATATGTTAATCGTCTACTAAGGCAAGACCTTTCCATAACACCGCCAATGAGCAGTAGCAGTGGGAAGTTTTAGACCATTCCAAAGGTCAATAATTTCGCAAACCGACCTTTATATTTATGTCACATATCGGTCAGTGACAGCTCACTTGTAAAAATCTATCAACGGATTGACAGACCGCCCTCACTTCTTTTAGATGTGAGCAGCTTGTTATATCTATTTATTCTCTACATTGTCGTCACCTTTTTATATATACCTTTCGTGCCTGTTTATAAGGGCTTTATTTGGATAATACAGTTATATCGGTCTGTTAGTCCGTCTGATTTTTCACAGAACCTTGATGAGTGCATAACTCAGAACATTCGGCTGTTATAAATATTTATTCTCTAGTAAATGGAATATTTTGACATGAATTGTCGTGATATGATATAATAAATAGAACAAGCAAATAATCCAACATTTTAATTTGGCTAGATTGAGATGGTTAGGCGGTTTGAGTCACGTCAGAACAGTGATGTTCTGTTTATATAGATATCCTCGTGACATCATGTAGGAAATACTTACAAAGGAGGATAGTAACGTGACGTTTATTGAATTATTGATCTTTACGATTGTAACTGGCATCGTAAGTGGCGTAGTTGCTACATACTTAGTCAGATTTTTCGATAGACACAAAAATGACCGCCACTCGCCAAAGCACGGTCATTAATGTGTTAAGTATTAAATTTATTTAGCCTTTATTGATTACATTTGGCTCAACCGTCTAACGGATATTTGCTTGTTTTCTTTAGAAAATATTCTATCACAGTTTTGTGTTAAGTACAAGGGGAAATTAGACGAAGTATTAGACGAAGGCTTCATCGGGATTGTTAGTGTCTTCTAAATACCTTCTTTTTCAGCTTCCTTTTCAAGTTCTTTCTGTTTGAATTTCAAAAGTTTTAATTTGTCTCTTAATTCTGTCTTTGAGACAGGTTTGATGTATGCCATTTGAGTCGTGGAGCTATTTTTATGGTTCGCCCACTGTGATGCAAGGTTTAAATCACCAGTATCTTCATAAATTTTATTTATTGAAGTTTTACGGATGCAATGGCAATGTAGATCAGGTATACCGATAATTCTTCCAAACTTTCTCATTCTATCGTGAATCATACCTTGTGTCCATGGAAGCCATTTGTCTTTATATTTGTGAATAAATAATGCATCACATTCAAGATGGTCATAGCCATTATGTCTCATAGACAACCATGTTTCAAGCATATCTCTACAAGTGTCATCAAAAGAGACTTCCACACGGTATCCTTCCTTCTCACGTATTGACTCAAATACCATATTATCTAAATCAAGAGAAGATACAGTAAGTTTTTCCAAAGCACCAATTCTATTAGCGGAGAAGAGTGCGATTTCAAATAATAACTGGTCTTGTATTGTCCATTTGTTATTCTCTGTCTTATATAAATCTGCTCTAATAGCTGCAATCTGCTCATCATTTAAAAAGTAATGATTAAGAATCTGTTCTTCGTTTGCTTTTTTCATTCTATCAAGCTTACCATCAAAAGGATGATATTTAACAAATCCACGCTTCATAGACCAAATATAGAATGAACTTATAGCAGAGATTTTCATATTGATTATCTTCTTATGATTCATCAATGTTTCCTGACAGAAAAGCATATATGCTTCCATAATATCAACTGCATTTTCCATGAACTCATCAGAATATAAATCTAATTCACCATAATTTTCTCCTAACCACATGAGGAAATGTCGAAACAAACCTTTATATCTCTTGTATGTAGTATCTTTTACATCACGATTTTTGATGATATTAGATTGTAAATATTTTTCATATTTCTTCCAGTTCTCTTCATAAATAAATTTCTCTTTATCAGGAGTGAAATATTTCACCCTTGTTATTTTCTCTTTTGACAATATTTCAGCCTCCTTTTTAGTTAATTATTTTATTAGTGGGTAGGGTGTGATTTGAACACACAATGTTTACCATGTAGGTCACAGTTTTACAGACCGCTTGCTTCAGCCATTTGCATACCTACCCATACAAAAAGAGTGTGCAGCATACACCACACACTCTCAAAAATATTTATAAAATCAACAAATTTGTCTATTAAACACGTACACACTTATTTTTATTTGTAACATAAAATGAGTTACAAGTAAAAAGTCCAAAAGCATTTAATAACTTCTCAATTTCTTCATATAAATCTTCGAAAATATCAAGAGAAATTTCATCATGTGAATGACAATTATCACATCTTTCGTCACAATCATATTCATCACTTGTATCTTCTGCATCTTCACCAATATTGAACTCATGCATAATACAACCAGAATTCTCATTTTCCTTGACAAATGCAGAATCTACATCACCATGAACAAATATAATATCAGTCTCATCAAACGGAACACAATCTGACTTCAAGATGCTTACCAATAAATCATCCATATCTAAACAAAGAACATATTCACCGAAATATTCTGTTAAAATAGGATTTCCAAACTCCTCGCTAAACTCTAACTCGAAGTTTGTATTCTTAATAATCGAATTTACAACATCCTTCATTACATCATATTTTGCAACGACACAAAGACCGACTCCGATATTTTTCTCTACACGAAGTTTATCAACCGTGTCTGCTAAATACTCGGCAAAATCATTTGTATCTGTAAAACCAAATGTTTTCAATATATTTTCACCACCAATCAAATTAAGCGTTTTTAACAGCATCCTTAAATGCTTTTCCGGATTTAAAACGAGGTGCTTTTGATTCTGGAATAGAAATTGATTCGCCAGTAGCAGGATTTCTTCCCTCTCGTGCAGCTCTTGTTGTAGCTTCGAATGTGCCAAATCCTACTAACTGTACTCGATCTCCACTAACTACTGCATCCTGAATTGTTTTGATAACACCATCAACAATAGTAGTTAAATCTTTCTTAGATACTTCAATATCAATATTTTCCTGTGTTTTTGCGATTAATTCTGTTTTATTCATTTTTTAAAATCCTTCCTTTTTCTCAATTATTTTTTATTTTTTCAATTAAAAAGAGGGTAGTGTCCATATAGGTACACTCCCTTTGATAGTGGCTTCGTCAGCCAAAAATAATATATTAATTGTAGCTGTGAATATCTGCTTTCACAATTACTCCAAACTGAGCCGAACAGTGGACTACAATTGCTATTTAATTTAATTTAAATACATATTCAGCCGTTCTACCTTGTCCTTGTTCAAATTCAAACATTGAGCAAGAAGCATTTGATGCTGCATTTAATGTCATAGCATATGGATCAATACCAATTACTGAGCCAACAGATAATACTGCTGAATCCATTCCAATCTCTTTAAGAGCATCATGATGAATGTGCCCAGAAATTGTATAATCAATATGAATACCATATGTGCGTGACATTTCTAATAAATTATTTTTTAGATTTTTCTTCTCACCGTGCAATCCAACTACACAGTATGTAGACATCATTGAGTAAGTCATTCCTGTTGGATTTTCAAGTATTGCAATATTCTCATTATCTCTCAACCGTTCTTTTATAAGAGCCATCATAATTTTGCTAACATTTTCATTTGGAAATGTATTCTTTTTCCCATCCAATAGTCTTAACTGATTATGATTTGAATCAAAAACCATCTGGAATTTTATTGACACATATTTGCTTAATTCATTCAACCAATTTGCTAAATAATCTGCATAACGAATACTAGACTCAATTACGCCATATCTTAATCTCATAAGCTGAGACATTCTGAGACATCCATCAATGCCATCTCCAAGTTCAATAATTGACAATTCAGTAATTCCAAGTTCCTCGATTTTATCCACAACCTTATTAAATAAAATTGTCATTCTTTCCTCAAATATCTCAGGAGAGTACGCATTTATAGTTCCATTATAAAAATCTTTGATTTCAAATTCACAACCATAGTGGCAATCGCTAATGGCAAGTATCCAAGACTTTTTATTAGTTGTTGGCTGAATACGAATAGGAGACGATAACTGTGGCAAAGATAAAATTGTTTCGCTGATTTTCTCAGCGATCATTTCATCTCTAGCATCTTCTCTAAGCCATTTATTATATTCAATCTTTTCACTCTGGATTTTCTTTCGTTCTTTTTCAAGTTCTCTCTGAGCTAACTGTATTTCTTTTAACTGTGCATCGGAATCAACAAACTTAGACTGATTTGCATTTAACATCTTCTTAAATGCCTGGAACTTCTTTCTGTATGTACTTTCACCAAAATCATTTCCAGTAAGTTCATTAATTATATTCGCCACATCATTCCAAGAACCTATCTGGTCTTTATCTTCGCATATCCTATAGATAAGTTCTTCATCTGTTTCGTTCTCGAATCTTTTATAGGTGCTAATTGTATCCACCTACTCTCTATTCAGCAGATTCAGACTCTTCATCTGAAATCTCAATACTGATTTTAATATCAAAGATAGTTGTACCTTTTGGTAACTTCTCAGCAATACGATCTACAATAGAACCTTCATCATCAACGAAAGTTCCATTTTCAATTCTTACTCCACTTGCTGTAATATTCTTTTTAGCCGCACTAACAGTTGCTTTCTTAATTTTACTATCTACCATAATCCTTTAAATCCTCCATAAAATTAAAAATTTCCACCAGAACGTTTTCTGCCAGGATTGTAATACATTTGTTTACTTTTGTTCTGTTTCACTTTGATATACTCACGAATCTTCCTAATATAATTTTCATCATAGCTTAATCTAGCATGTGACTCCAAATAATAACATCCACAACGAGTAGGAATTTTATTTGATAATACATTGTCTATGAGTCTATACGATGGATTAAGATTCGAGAGATGGGTATGCTTTTCTGCATCTTCTTTTCTACATATACGATAACCGTTCTCAGTTTTGTCTATATAAAAACCTTTATACGCAATTCGATTTTTCATAGGCAGAACCTACTTAACGTATTTATCTTCGATGTAACGCTTTCCACCACAAGTCTTGTAATAACCTATGTGTTCACCTCTACGATCTACATATCCTCGTCTTGTGTTTCTAATTACACCTTCAGATAATAATTTTTCAATTTCATTTTTTGAAATGTACTTAATAATTTTCACTTCTTTCTTGATTTATTTCCTACAAAGTAGGATAGTAATTGGAAATGTAGGATTTGAACCCACAACCTCCTAAACCCAAATCAGGCGTTCTAACCAAACTGAACTAATTTCCAAAATAAAAAATCCCATACAGAAGTATGAGATCATTACTTAATATGAGCTGAGATATTGACTCAATACACTACCATCTATTGCGGTTGGACACAATTTATCACACTGTCGATTAGACAGTAGGTAGCAACAACACTGATTTTGACATAATCAGCAAACTCTTACCACAAAGCATTATAGATTTCCTTTTATCACATCGTCTCTTGCGGAGTTCTCAGATTGCAGTCTGATACGGTTGCAATTACTTGTATTTTCTCACATAGCACCTTGCGAGTGTTATATGTGTCCATATTACAGGACAATAAGTTGTTTTTCTCTTTGCGGTCATACACACTTTTGCTTGTTATTTTCTATTAGTAAATTAAATAATATTTTTATTATTAAGAAATTTTGTTCATTCACCAAAAGTATGTACTTATAAATGGACGATGAGGTGTATATTTGACCATCAGCACCTTTTGAGTACCGCCCAATCATCACCATCCTGTCTTCCTTGCTATCGGAATCCTTTATTACAAAACACCTATCTTTCGACTTAAGATATTTATATAATAATTTAAACAGCACTAATTCTTGCGGAACTCGTACTATTTAGACATGGATTATCCCCACATTTCTGTGTTAATGCAGTACCTATCTCAAGATACCTACCAAACCATATTCGCCAACAGTAGTCCTTGAATAGAAGGTTAGGCATAAATCCTATGTGTTTTCCGTTAAGCTGTATTGCTACAGTCGCAGCTTTGTAATACGACAAAACCACTTTATACATGTCACCATGCTTATCTTAGAATTTTTCATCCTCTGACCCGAAACCGACCAGTTCCCATATGAAATGGGAGAGTTGCTGAAGCACAGGAGTCGAACCTGTTATTTCATGAGAATGAATCATGCGTGATAATCCGTTTCACTCGCCAGCAATAATATATTTTGGAATAATCGGCAACCATACTACAAGAACTGTAGCATAGTCACCGATACATATAAGAAGAGGAGTACAATATGAATATGTACCAATCTTAGAAATGATCTTTAGAATTGTTCTGCTTGAAAACGCCTCGAATCGTTCCCCCATAGGTTTGATTCTTATATATCTTCCACAGAAATGCATGGTACAGTCTCGCTTGATGAACTTAACTGGTTTTATCACACATGCACAAGTTTTTCATATGGCATCACATCAACTAACTTATAGCCATATGTTAGACGAAATAATTCACTGGTCTAAGCCAATAACATAACAGTAAAATCTATTATGTCTAAATCACTGCCTTTCGGCTAATTATATATTCTCTGTTCATGATAGAAGAAAAGCTGATTTCATTGTTTTATATTCGGGGCAGATAATGATACGTCTGCCCCTAGTATACGTTTTAAACTTGCAAGCCCTTACTTATTACACGCATTGGCAATGGCGTGGGAGTTTACTAACGCAACTCTGCGCTTTCTTCCCTCCATATTACACCCTCATTTGATACCCATTAAACTATTGAAAATACTACATTTTCAACAATTTCGTTCCGCAAAAATTGTGCATTATTTACAATTAAAGTTGCATAGAAATTTATTTGGATTCATTTTGTACAAGAGATTCAATGTTTTTCTTGTATATTTTGTTGCTTTTTTGTAACATGAAGGATTGTTGTTTATGCTATTCAATCCCAAAGCAGTTTCTATAAGTCTATTAATAGTTACTATATTCCCAATTTTAATTCCTTTCAGCTTGTCCAATACTTCATCTGATTTAGATATTAACATTTCTTCATATTCTTCATCATCACAGCTTATTTTTATCTGCTTAACATAGGAATCGTAATCTTCAATAATCTGTCTTATTTTTGTCATTTGTCTATCATTTGCTTTTCCTTGCATTTTAATAAAAAAATCTTTTGTAGGAATAGCAATAGTGGTTTCCGAGGCTTGAATTTTATTAATCCAATCTTCAAGCCAGTTCATAGGACATAATAATTCTCTATTAATACGACTTTTAAGTTTGTTTTTCGATTCATCAACTTCCTCTTGTGGTAGTTCTTTACCATCTTTGGTGTATTTAATTTCTCTGGTATATTTCATAAACTCAGGGAAATCGTACTTTTTATACTTTGGCTTACCTGATTCCGTATAACCAACGATTCTTTTAATGTTCATGCAAGAGAGTTTGCTAATTCTATCAATTTCTTTGTTGCCATCAATTTCATATTCTCTTTTGCATCCATCAATAATAACCTGTGCAAGAACAGAAAGAATAATAAAATTGTCATAGAGTTCTTTAAGTTTTTTCTCATCAGGATTATCTTTTTGTAATTCCGTCCAATAATAAGTCATTGCCAACTGAGCCAAATTACTTGAATATCCGATTCCAATACGTGACTTTGAAAACTTGTTATCCATAGCAGCATAATCTTTTTTTGTATTATTGTAGGTAATACCAGACTCTTGTAATGCATTTACAATAGTATAAAAATCTCTATAGCATCTTTCTGCACATTTGACCATTGTTGATTGATTTGTGACAAGCATAAAATCCGAGTCTTCATCCATCCCATTTGCCCTGTCTTGAATATCTGTATGAATACAATTAACTGCTATTATATTTTTACTAAATGCGAAATACTTATCCATTTCTTTAGAATAGACATTATGTAAATAGCATATATTGTTCGGGGAATTATGTGGATTTCTAAACGCTGCAAGATATTCATTATCATCAAAACGTTTAGTATAACACTGAATACAATTAGATTCTTGAGAAAGTGTTGGATCTTTTTCAAAAGCCTCACCAACAGAATAGAGCAGAAGTGCGTAAGGGTTACCACATACAGTCAAATTATCACCATCGACCATAATTTTTCCTTTTCTCATTCTAAAAACATATTGTTTAATTATCTCTTTCTTTTCATACCTAAAAAATTTACTATTCCCAAACTCATGATTTTGAGCATATAAATCAGCAAGCATTTCATAATGATTTACTTCATTTGCATTCTTTCTAAGAAACTTTTCAAATTCATCATTATCACGCTTAAGTAATTCAACATAATCAATGCTAATCTGAGCAATATCTTTTACATTATCCTTCGTACATGGAAGAGTATTAATCATCTGATAACTCAACTGTTGATATTGTCCTAATTTACTTGGGTGGTCGGTTTTTACAATGCCCCACATATCACCATCAGAATGAATTCTTTCACACCAATAGTCATATGCTTCAGTAATATTATTACCCATTAAGTCTTGAAATTTCTTCCACTTAATCGCATTATCAGTGGTTATCATCTTAATATCTTTTAAATAATGCCATTTACCAAACATATCTTGAACCTGGTATGTATTGTAATCATATCCATTCTTCTCACACCAATCTTTAAAGAATTTTTGAAGATAACTCTTAAAAGCACATGCTTTAAAAAGGTGATTTCTGAGTAATGCCATACCGTTAATATAAGATGGGAGACGAAGATAATTAGAATCAGCTTCGATTAGTGCCATACCATCCCAAATTGTATTTTTAACTTGACGTTTTTCTTCGGATACAACACATTTTTTACGTTTTTCAATTACCTTTTCGTTTTTATTAGTTTCTTTATTTTTCTTTTTGACTTCTACTTCGTATTCTTCTGCTTTAACAACTTTTGTCATTGTTTCAAAAAAGGAATCCTGATCTTTGAGAATTAGAATATCCTCAACAGGTATATGAAGTGTACCAATAATTGTAGATGTGGTAAGTGGAGCATAAGCTGACATTTCAACGATTTTCGCATTGTCATGACTCATTTTTTTTCCAAGTCCAATTGTTAACCAATCATATGCAATGTCATATAATTTACTATTTATGAAAATAACTTGTCCAAGTTTAGCTTTGGCACTTGTACGAAAAAGCATTTCATAATGAATTGTTTCTTCTTTAATTGTTCCGTCTCTGCGTTTACGTTTATATGTAACATCAACACCATTCTCGTAAAAATATTCTCTAATCTCATCTCGTGATTTTTCATTATACAAGTCTTTTCTATCTTCAACTTTTTGTAATGCCTGTTTAATACGTTCCTTAGAATCGCCATCAGTATCATTAAATAACTTTTCTAATCGAGTATGCTCATTATCATAAGAGCGACTTCCAAATTCATAATCAAGACAAATTATATCTCGTGTACTTTCATTTTTTTTACCAGATTTTCCTTTATAAATATTTAATCCGTTCTTTTGCAAGAAAAAACTAAATAAACTGTTGTTAAACATAGCATCAGTATATGTAAAATAATCTCGTGTTCCAAGATTAACATCATACAACATACCAGCACTGATATTTTTTATTTTAATTCCATATTCACTCATTCAGTATATCATCACCACCTTAACCCAAATTCTCCAAAAATTCATCTTCAGAATCATAGCCACCATAATCTAAGCTCTCTGCACACTCGTGAGATGATTTTGTAGAAGCTTTGTAATAACATTGCTCCAATTCAGAACATTCTTCACATCTAAAATTGTTGTCAAATTCACATTCCGAAAGTTCATCTACAATCAATTCTTTCATTTCTTCAACATTGTCAAAATTATTATTCATATAAATTTACCTCCACTTATATATTCTCCAAATGAAATTTCTATTTCTCCATTTCTTTAACTTCAGTTCCCAACCATTCCAATAAATGTCTAATGCCGGTTATACAGTCATAATGTGCATATTCACCAAAATTATTTTGAATATATTCTTCACCTTCATAAATTCCATTGTCACATATAGAACAACGATATGTAGTCTCCTTTTCTTTATCATTTGGACAGCCAGTAAGATGACCATTAATCCTTCCGCATAAATCACAATACATATTATTCATTCACACTTTCTTTTCTATATTGTTTATCAATTTTCCAAGATGTTATAATTCTATTAACCATGTTGTGACTTCCTTCATATTCTGTATTAAAATCAGACTGGCAAATAATACCTGCATCCTGATTTGCATATTTATGGTTTCTTGACTCGATAGTTACAGTTCTGTTCATTTAATAATTCTCCTTTACTGTTTAAAAATAATTTATTCATTGCAATCAACTCCTTTTGAGTGCTGCGTTAATTGGTTACATATGTTTATTCTCTGTTTTATTTACGACTTGTTGCCGTTTTTGATTTCTCCAAAAGAATCGACTTCATAAATTTCGAGCATTTTAGAAATAGCCCATTCAATTTCTTGCTCATATCCTTGTTTGTTTAATACATATATATTTGGAACATTTTTGGGTGGTTTTTTTGGATCTGGCTGGACACTGCCAACTTCTTTTTTAATTAAGAGTGGTTCTTTGTTTCCAATAGAAGAAGTGAGATAGTGAATACAATGATTAATTGTATCCTTAGACATAGACAAATCCTTAGACATGGTATCTATACTTCTGAAAAATGCTTCTGGTTTATCTTGTGGTTTAGATAATAATTCATTTCCATCTTTATCTCGTTGTCTTACAAATATGTAAGAATTAATATATAGAAAAGCTACTAATATATTCTCTCTATTGATTGAAGATTCATTCATCATGATAAAATCAAACTGAGAAGATGTGAGTTTTGAAAAATCTTTACCAAAATCAAAATTTTCAGGAATGATTTTAATTTCAATACCAGTGTCGTACCCAAGAGAATCAAGATCCTGTTTCACTTCAATCATTTTGTTGTTAATCATATATTCAAGAACATCTAATATCTCTTGGACTGCCTTTGGTCTACGTTTATGAGTTTTATATCCATAAAAATCCAAAACTTTTCTAAGAGTAATCCAACTATAATTTTCATATGATCTATACTTATCAATAAGAATATAAGTAATATAAAATTTACGGCTCACTCCATATTTAGTTTTAATATTTCCTTGAATGTAATCGTTTGGAAATCGTGTAAAATATTCTGTTTTCTGTTGCAAAAAAATAACTCCTCCTTTTTGTTTGATATTTAATTATTCTCTAATTGAGTAAAAATAATTGAATTGACTTTGACGAGCGTTCAGTAAAGTGGGTTTCATCCCCTAGTGAATTAGAATAATTTTTAAAATGGTGGGGGTTCAGACCTACTTTACTGAACTGAACTAAGATAAACAACATATTAAACAAGACAGACTATTCGTAATTTATTCGCTACGCTCATAAATTACTCTTTAAATTTTGTTTTGATTATAATTTGTATCATCTCCATATGCATCTATATAATTATTCTCTTTTAATTAAGTATATTGATATAGTTATTAATGCTATCCCTATGCTTCCAACAGAAAGTAATTGTAAATCACAACCTAACCCAAACAAAAAAGCTCCTAATATTATTGAAACAATAATGTTTCTATTTATTCCATTTTGACTTTTATTATCCTTTGATGATTTAGTTGGTTCTCCTGGTACTGTTTTATGATTTCGTCCATTCATTAGGTATTCTCCTCTAAGTTTACATATTCATCTTTCCAAATATTCTCTACAAAGAATACTGGTAATTTATCATGATATCTTTCATATATTTCTTCGTCTGGTATTCCAACCCAATACGGTTTTCCTTTTTGTCTTTCTTTTTGTAATTCTTCAATTTCAGTATGATATTTTCCGTTTTGCAAATATCCTTTGATTTTCCCACATACGGCACAGTAACTGCTCAATGATGTATAAATTTTATCTTTTTCTTCTTGTGTAAATACATTACTTTTAAAATTCCATCTGTATTGAATTAAACATTCTTCATACTGGTGCTTATGCTTAGATTTCTTCTTTGCTTTAGATATATTACTTTCTTTCTGTTTGAGATATTTTGGTATCTCTGAATCTAAATTATATTTTTGCATCATATTTTATTTTCTCCTTTTGATATTTGTTATTTGGTTACATAATCTTTTTGGTACATAACATCCAGCCCAATAAACTAACGGATCTGTTAATGGAACAATCTTTTCTAAATTGCAGTCGTATACCATAATGTCATCTGGAATTTCTGCTTCATAACATGGAACTTTGTGTTTGAGATGGTTAAGAGATTGATTATCTTTATACCCATCTATAAAGAACCATAGTCCTTCTTGTAAGTCTTCCTTATGATTGTTATAGAAGAGAGTGTGTTGTTGTTTAAGTTGCTGCATAATATATTCCATTCCAGGATAATCTTTTGGATTCAAATTTTGCCATGTTTCGAATATACGGATATGATGTGTTTGCTTTTGCGGTGTAAAACCTGTCATTGAATATCTGATTATTTTCATAATGTTTTCCTTTCTTTTAAATGAAAGCTATCTTGCAATAAACGATTTGGATATTCATATATTCTCTTTTTATTGTGGTATTTGAAGTGGTGTTGAAGTAATTAGAAATAATATATGGTGTATGGATGTATTTTTTATGTTTGGATTAGCTGAGTAAATTAACGATTTTGAGGGTGAATTTCAATTTTTATGTATCAGGTGATAACTTGTAGAGGTATGAAATTAAAGTGGCTTATTTTTCTCTGAGTGTTGATTTAAGCTAGAAGATGAGACACGCTATGATGCCTCATCAAATATAGTTGGGATTTTTGTATTGATATTGTATGTATCTGCTAAATTGTATTTATTAAGCAGATTATCTACTACAGATTCAAATAATTTACGTAGTGTTAGGTTATGTTCTATTACATCAAGTGTGTAAGCAGACTCAAGTTTATTCTCATAGCAGTAGTCATCTATTTCTTGATTAAGGTCTATATCAGGATAGGTGTTCTGTAATTCACTGTATAGATTTTTATATAACTCTTTGTGTGTAATATGGAAATAATCTGTTAAGAGTTGATATTTTGGATACATCTTTGTTGACCAATATGACCATTTCTTTTTAGATAATTTTGGTTGAGCCGATTGAGTTTCTTTAATAGTATTTATTTCTTGCTGCATTGATGCCATTGTCTGTGTGAGAGTGGTGAGTGTATTGGTTACTGAAGTCAAAGCATCTGTTATAGACTGCATATTTATATTTGAAACAGTTTTGCGGTCTATAAACACGGAAGCTAATACATCTGAACATTTATCTTGGTATGTAAGAAGTCTTTTTGATAATTCTGGTTGCTCTTTTTTCATTTTAGGTGTGATATTAATTTTTGCTAATGCAATAGGTAATTTTCTTTGTGAAATACACCATATCTCATTTATGCTTGGCATATTCAAATCCACTCCCGAAAATTTTAGGGTGTGACTTTTGAATAATACATCTTTTAAAATTTTATTCTGTTGATGTTCTACTTGTTTGGAATTAAATCCTATTCCTCTAAGAATGTGTGTAATTGCTGTATAGATTTCACCAGTTGCGTTATCTTTGAGTGCAATAAGGTTGTCTCCATAAAAATTAAAGTCTGTTACTTGTAATGCTGTTTGTGAGTTCATATTTTTTCATCCTTTCTTGTGCTTATATTATTTTGATTTATAAGTTCATGGTTATATATTCTCTGTTTGATTTTATTTTCTGCGTAAAAAATAAGACAGTAGTTGTACTGTCCTTATGTAATAAATTTGTCGCTTCTTTTTATTGGCATAGTAAGTTGATTATGTGAATATTGCCTGTAATTTTTGAGTACCCCCTATGTTGGGATTAAATTTAATGATTTGAGGTTGATTTTGGATTTCTTATTATCAGGTGATAACTTTATAAAGCATTGAATAAAATTAAAAATTAATGCTATTTTGTTTAATTTTTAGCAAGTAAAAGAGATTGGTACATTTTAAGACATATTTAATGTGTTTATATGTTATTGTTTTTTGAAATAATACAATAAAAGACAGCTACTGAGCTATCTCTTACAATAAAATGTTTAATAAATATAATTTTATGATAATTATTTAAGCATCATAATTTTTAATTACAGTTCTTAATTTTTTAACAAAATATGATATATCAGCAAAATAATTAGGGTATGCTAATCTTAATGTTTCAAACGAAGATGCTGATACTAATACAACATTGAGATCTGATTCTTGTTCTATGCGTTCATATAACTTTGTTGCTGTTTCAAGATTAGAAGATTTAAATGGTTTTACATTGACGGTCATCTCTTCATAATTAAGTAATAATATATAATATAAATTTTTATCTTTTTGATTATAAATTTTGCTTGCATGTTTTATGGATACATTTAAACCGCTAAGAGTAGATATTATATTATTTTTCTTATCAAGAGATTTAATTTCCGATATTAGTTCATCAGCAAAATCAGAAGTATTAGGACATATTGGCATTTTTTCTTCTATAGCAAATAAAGAAGATACAAGAGTAAAAAATCTTAATATATCTTGATCTCCCTGACTGGATTTAAGATTACTCTTTGTGTATATTCCCATCATTTCTACGGCAGTTGCCCACATATGTTGTAATTTTGTGCGAAATTGAATTTCTATAAACATATTCTTATTATAAGTATCTTTAGAATCGCTGTGAAATTGATATACCATATGATAAGATCTATATCCTGATTTTTTAGGATTAGCAATATAATCATATTCACGTTTAAGAATATGTCTTATCCTAGATGATTTATATTTCTTAATTGCACTATATACTTGTTCTATAGTATCAACAATTACTCGACATCCACCTAAATCCTGCATTTTGTAAAGTTGCATTTCAGGAAATCTCTGTATCTTACCTGTTATTGATTCAAGACGTTTTAATCTTTGAACAACAATGGCATCTGGATTCTTTTGGCGAAGATTGCTACAAATAACTTGTAATGGGTAAGCATGTGCAGCTCTCCAATTATTCAATATTATTAAAGCTTCTTCACGTTCTTTAGGTGTAGAAGATGAATCAGCTATTATTTTACCAGCTTTGTTAATTTCAGATTTGGTATACTTAGGCACTTCCCATTTGTTTTTGTCTTTCATAGAACTCTCCTCAATTTGTTTGATTAATAAATCTATCTTGTCGATAGCAATTATATCATTAATTGAAATGAAATTCATTATGTTTGTATTGTTTTCCATGATTTTGTACTCCTTTTAACTTTTATTCTTATATATTATTCTCCATTTTTTAAATTATTGAATGCTAATTATTGGTTTGTGGTTTTAAAGAAAAAATTATTATTCATAATATGAGTTGATTTCGTGCGATTTAGTCTAGGAATCGAGATATTTAATAGTAAGAGTTAGTCGTTTTAAGGTTATGGTATGTAATTAATAAAAGGAGTGTTGTAGTGACTTGAAAAAATGAGTTCGATAAAATGTTTTGTGGGAAATGAGAATTTACTTATTTTATATAGAAAAATTGAAATTTCTGAATAGAAAATAATGAGACAAGAACATTATATTTTTTGATTTTAGAGGTGAGTTCGATAAAGTGCTTTATTTTCAATGGTTTTAAGTGGGTTGTAGATGTGTTTTTGATGATTTTTAATTGTCTGAAAATTTATAAACGGTTGATTTTATTGGTGTTTCTCGAACTCAACTTCGAACTCGATTTAGGTGATTTTGATGAATTGTGTATGAGTTTTGAAAAATTTAAGTTGTCGTGAGAGTGGAACTGATAGGGTAAAAAATTAGTCCAGTGATCTAATCTATAATGTAAACATGCCCCTATTACTAAGAAAAATAAGGCTGCTACGGTATTTCTGCATTTTTCCGTAACTTTAAATTTATATAATTTTACCATGGCTGCCGGTCAATATTCTTATATATCGTAGTGTATTATATTCAAAGTTCGATATATAAAAGTTTAGTACTTGTAAACAAAAAGTAATACAAATACTAAACATATTTTCTAACAATTCCGACATAAAAATAGCACTAATACTAAACAAAAAGTATACAGTTAGTAAATAAATATTTATATACGACTGATCCTGCTCAGATAAACATACTGTCTTTCCACCACGAACAAATAATAAAATCTGTACGCTATACACGGACATTAAATTTTGAGCATAAAAAACCAGTAATACAATTAGTTTCTTTTTCTGATGTCAATTATCAGATCGCAGCCTATCGCATCGCATAAATTATTCAAAGTGTCTAATGTGATATTTTTAGACTGTCCATTCAATAAATTACTAACCGTCTGTTTACTTTTTCCCATCTTTGCTGCTATTTCATTATTGGTCATCTCAAGATCAATTTTTAAGTGTTCTATAATTTTCATAATGTCCATTATGTTACCGTTATAAATCATAATTGCACCTGCCTTATATTTTACTTTTAGTATTGATTATACAATACATTTTTTACTATGTCAATATGCACAAAAACATAGTAATATTAGTACATATATTTATATACTATTTTATGTGTAAAAGTATTGAAAAAAATGTACTTATATGGTAATATAAATATAACGAAAGAGAAGTAAAAAAGCAATACAAAAAAGAGAATAAATAACTAGGAAATAACCGATTGACAACGTTTCATGCAGTCAACCGCTAACAGTTAATAATTATTCAAAGTGTAGGCATACAGCGACAGCCGATTCTATACGGCTGAAGTAAAGTAAAACGATTAGTAGCTTGAATATATTCTAGTGTGTAGGTCAGAGATGCACAAACTAGACACTGTTAGTCTGATCTGAAAAAGTAACTACTTAAGAATATATAGAAGCCGTTCCAAGCGATAGCATAAGCACCACAAAAATAAGTCTTATGTTTTAGTTTACGCATTTAAAAATACGGCATAGAAAAACATACAGAAGTAAAATAAAAAACTATTCAGAAGCAACTATATTGCTTCTTTTTTATTATTTATACGTGCAGGCAACAGAAGTGACAAACAATAAACGATTTTTAAAGTATCACAAACCACCGTACCAACGGGACATAGTAAACGCTTTAGAAATGGCAGTTGTTAATTGAAAAATACTAGTTGTCTGTATTAATAAGTAATAAGCTCAGAAGCTTTTACTGGTTATTTTTTAAGAAATGAAAAATTTTACAGAAAGAAAATAAAATATCAGGAGGTAGCAACATGAAAAAATTAACATTTACAGGAAGATTGATCGACTACGAAAGAAGAAATAGCAGCCAATATGGGAACCCTAAATATTATGGAGTTTTTGAAAATGAAAAAGGAGAAACACTAGAGGCAACAACCGCAACGGATGCAAGTTGCGCTTATGGTTTTCTCAATTATGAAAAAAACGAAAGAACTATTACATATCATGTAACAAAAACAGGAAATTGTATTATTGACTA